AACAATGCTGCAACGCTTCTGGAGATCAAGGGAGCCAAGGTGAGCGGTCAGGCGCAGCAGGTGGAGGTTACGCAGGTAGCCGAGATTGAAGCGGCAACGGGGGTGGATGATGTACGCAAACTGGCGATGCCGATGCCATTTAACCCTCCGAGTCCGGTTTTGTTTCAACTTTTGGGGTTCTTGACGACCGCTGCTAAGGGGGTTGTAACGACGGCAGAGGAAAAGATCGCAGATGTCACTGCAAACGCTCCTGTAGGGACGACACAGGCGTTGATTGAACAGGGAGCGGCGGTCTTTTCGAGCATTCACGCGAGGCTTCACAAGAGTCAGACGAGGGTTCTGAAGATTCTTCAGAGGATCAACCGTTGGTATTTGGAGGATATGTCCAGATCCGACGATATGGTTGATTTAGACATTAAGAGAGAAGACTTTGCAAAAGTATCGGACGTTGTTCCTGTCAGTGATCCTCACATCTTCTCTGAAACTCAGCGAATGGCCCAATCTCAAGCGGTCATGGCAATCGCAGAGAAGAACCCGGACCTCTTTAATCGAAGAGTGGTCATATCACGCTTCTTGAAGCAACTGAAAGTCCCCGCGATCAACGAACTGATGACGGATATGCCGGGGCCTCAGAAGCAGGATCCTGCAAACGAGAACGTAGCAATGAGCATTGGGCAGTCAGCCTTTGCTTATCCCGAACAGGACCATTTGGGTCACATTCAGGCCCATTTGGACTATGCGAAGAACCCGGTATTGGGTGGGAATCCTTTGATTGCTCCGAGCTTCCTTCCGAAAGCGATGGAGCACATCAAACAGCATATAGCTCTGTGGTATCTGAATCGGATGGAAGGCTATATTCATCAGTCTTTGGGCAAGAAGTTGGAGGATTACGAGCTAATCACCGATCCCAAGCCTGTAGATAAGATGTTTGGGGCGGCTTCTCAACACGTTGACATGGATGTTCAGGAAACCCTGCAAGGGATCATGCCGATCATTCAACAGATGGTTCAGCAGGCGCAGCAGTTCAAGCCCAAGCCTGATTTGACGCCTGACGGACAGGTTCTGCTACAGACGAGCATGGCTGAGACTCAAAGAAGGGCCGAGCGGGACAAGGCAGAACTCCAGCTTAAAGGGCAGGAGATGCAGCAGAAACTTGAACTTCAGATGCTGGAGCTACAACAGAAACAGCAGATGGAGATGGAAGATTTGCAGTTGAGAATGGCGATTGCAGTTGGAGATCAGGAAACCAAGGAGCGTATAGAAACCGCCAGATTGACAAGAGACGCTGCTAGGTTGAAACTAGATCAAGATAAAACAATTATTGATTACACAATCCAATAGGAGTAAGTGATGGCAACTTCAGATCAAGAGCAGAAAAGCGCTAACGTCCCGCAGCATAAGCGTATTGCTATGGGCGTTCCGCTGAATGGTCAGTCGTATCAACCTAAAGGAGAAGAGAAAAAAGACAAGAAATGAAGACGGTAAACGATCTGATCAACGGGATCAAAGCCTCACAGAGTGAAATATCTCTGGCCCTTGCGATGGGAAAAGCGCAGACATGGGAGGCTTATCAACGTATGGTCGGAACATATCAAGGGTTACAAGATAGCCTTGATATTCTCAATAACCTTTTAAGAGACGAAGATGAACATGAATGAGCCGGTAGCTTCTAACGAAGCTGAACTTGCTTGGGCATTCCCGAGTGTCGATCCCGGTGCTACTCCGCTAGGTGGAAGGATTCTCGTACAACTGCGGCGAACCAAGAAGAAGTCTCAAGGTGGACTGATTCTGGTATCGGAGACGAAAGAGGCAGAAAAGTGGCAAAACATGGTGGCTAAGGTTATTGCTGTGGGTCCTTTGGCTTTTAAGCATCGGGACACCATGCAATCTTGGCCTGAAGGCTCTTGGTGCAATCCGGGAGACTTTATCCGTGTGCCCAAATGGGGCGGTGACAGGTGGGAAGTTCCCACTGAGGGTGACGAAGAACCCAGTCTATTTGCCATCTTTAACGATCACGAGGTCATTGCAAAAGTGACGACTGATCCTCTAGCCATGAAAGCATTTGTATGAACGATCCTAAAGTAAAGGACGAGCTAAACATCAAGGAAGAGACTGACGGTTCAGCCGTTGTAGAACTTCCTGATGATCTAGTGTCCAAAGAAGAAGAGGAAGCCCCTGTAGAAAAGGCAGAAGGGGGTGAGGTGGATGATGAAGATCATCCTGACGATACAGAGGCTGTACGGGCCGCTAGGCGAGCCAGACGTAGGGCCAAGAAGGATTTGATCAAGAAGACAAACGAAGAGAAGGATCGTCGTTTAGAGCTTCTACAAAGGCAGAATCAGGAGTTGATGGAGCGTCTAGCGGTAGTAGAGAAGAAGACGCACAGTTCTGATTTGGCTAGGTTGGACAAAGCGATTGAAGATGAGGAGTTGCGTCTTCAGTATGCGATGGCAAAACTGAGTGATGCGGGGAATCGTTCTAACGGCGCGGAGATGGCTAAGGCTCAAGAGCTTTGGTATGAGACCCGTGGCCGTGTAGAGGCATTGAAGCGGGCTAAAGAGCAGGCGGCAAGGTCGCAGACTCAAGAAACCGGGGCGGTTAATCCACAACTGATGCGTCATGCAAATCAGTGGATGGAAAACAACTCTTGGTATGACCCGACTGGAAACGACGAAGACAGTCAGATTGCAAAGATTATCGACCAGAAACTTCACAAGGAAGGCTGGGATCCCAGTACGGAAGAATATTGGGATGAACTAGATAATCGCTTGCAGAAACGGCTACCGCATAGGTACAATCAATATGACGAACCAAGGAGGAAGCCCAGAAGTGTAGTAACTGGATCGGGTCGTGAATCATCACCGCGAGGGGGGAATCAGTTTGTATTGAGTCCCGAGCAGGTCCGAGCGATGAAAGATGCGGGTTTTTGGGAAGATCCCGACAAACGCGCCAAGATGATCAAACGATACGCCCAAGAAGCACGAAGGAGCTAAATTCATGGATTCACGCTTAAAGAAGTCTCTAAACGCTGGCGGACGCGAAACTCGCGCAATCGAGGACGTAACCCGTTCAGACGATTCTCTCCATTCCACGCAGGAACGTCGCAAGATGTGGAGCGATGAGTGGACCCAATCAGCACTTCCAAAGACCCCGGATATTCCGGGATGGCATTTGTGCTGGCTTTCAACCACCAATGGATACGACAGCATTGATAAACGGATGCGGCTCGGGTATGTACCTGTGAAAGCGGATGAGTTACCCGGATTTGAAAATTACCGTGTAAAGGCTGGCGAGAACACTGGTTTTGTCTCGTGCAACGAAATGGTCTTGTACAAGATCCCTATGGATGTGTATCAGGACGTTATGTTGCATATGCACCATGAGTTGCCGATGCAAGAGTCCGAGAAGGTTCGGTATCAAGCAGAGCAGGCTCAGGGGCGAGACAGCCGAGGAAGGTCTCTCGGACAGGTTGAGGGTGAAGGCTTTGGAATGCTGGATGAACCAGTCAAAACTCCCGTATTTACGGGCTAACAGGAGTTAACTATGTCTGCTACTAGTGCTCCGTTTGGCTTGCGGCCTGCTTTTCACCCCAGTGGTCTGGATCGTGCTCAGGCTCTTGCCAACGGAATTCAAGCGGTCTCGACGAGCGGAAACGTCTCGGCGGGTTATGCGACCACCATCCTGAAGGGTCAACCCATCAAGATGGACACGGGCGGTTACATCGTTGTCGCTGCTGCTGGCGATGCGTTCCTTGGTGCCTTCGCGGGTGTCGAGTGGACGGATGCCACGGGTCGGCGTCGTGTTTCCAACTATTGGCCTGCTAACGAAAGTTTTCAGGTTGGTTCGGTTGTCGCGTACTTTTACGATGATCCGAACATTGTTTATGAGATTCAGGCTGATGGCACTCTGCTTCAGACCTCGGTTGGTGATGAGGCTGATCTGAGCAACACCACGGACGGATCGACGACCACGGGTCTTAGCCAAGCCACCCTGAGCACTACTTTGGTTGGTGCAAACGGTGAGGCGCAGATGCGGATCGTTGACATTGCGCCGTATCCTGATAATGACTGGGGTGACGCTTACGTTATCGTTCGCGCCAAGATCTCTCAACATCAATACGGCCAAGTTCGTGTCTCCGGCACGAATTACACGCCGATTGCCGTATAAGGAGGGCTAGATCATGGCAGCCCCGATGCGTAGTACCGATTTTCGGTCAATTGTCGAACCTATCCTGAACGAGTGCTTTGATGGTGTATACGATCAGCGCACTGACGAGTGGAGCCGAGTGTTCCGCGAGCAGGAAGGTATTCCCCGTAACTACCACGAAGAACCCGTCCTGTACGGTTTTGGCGCGGCTCCGCAGCTTCCTGATGGCACCCCGGTGACCTATCAGCAGGGTGGAGTGCTGTTCCTCAAGCGTTACGTCTACAAGGTCTATGGTCTGGCCTTCGCTCTGACGAAAGTGCTTGTTGAGGACGGCGACCACATCCGTATCGGTCAGGTTTACGCCCGTCATCTGGCTCAATCTCTCATTGAGACCAAAGAGACGCTCTCCGCGAATGTTCTGAACCGCGCCTTCAACGCCTCGTATCCCGGCGGTGACGGTGTTGCGCTGAACAGCAACGCGCATCCTATCGTCAACGGCACGTTCAGCAACCTTCTGACGACTGCTGCGGTTCTCTCGCAGACTTCGCTGGAACAGATGCTGATCCAGATCCGTCAGGCGGTAGACAACAACGGCAAGAAGATTCGTCTGGTGCCCCGCCAACTGGTTGTGGCTCCCGGCAACGTCTTCCAAGCCGAGGTTCTCCTGAAGTCCGTCCTGCGTTCGGGTAACGCTAACAACGACATCAACCCCATCAAGTCGATTGGTCTGCTTGATGAAGGTGCTGCCGTTCTGTCGCGTCTGACCTCCCCGACCGCATGGTGGGTCCAGACCGATGCGCCCGAAGGCATGAAACTGCTCATGCGCCGCCGCCTTGAGAAAACCATGGAAGGTGACTTTGAAACCGATACCATGCGTTACAAGGCGACAGAGCGTTACGACGTCGGGTTCACGGATCCACGCGCTATGTACGGCACTCCGGGTGCTTGAGTAAGTTGTTGATTGCAAAGGCTTTTTTGCAAATGTTGACGTCTCTCAGTCAGGGGATTAGGATACACACTCCTAACCTGATTGAGAGACTGAAATGCAAAGAGGCGTGTGTGTGGTGGAAGGTTGTGGCAAACCGCATAAGGCTCGTGGATGGTGTAACAGCCATTACGGTCGGTTCAAGCGAGGCGTTGAAGTCAATGTTGAGCTTGAGCGGCGGGATCGAAGCAAGCCAGAGCGTTGCATAGAGGAGGGCTGCGAATCACCAGTAAAGGCTAAGGGGTTGTGCCAAAAGCACTACCAGACGTTATTGAGATATGGGTTTATAAAGCGCCCAAATCGCAAGAAGAGCCTTAGACAATGTTGTATTACTGGATGCGAAGGAACTGTGTACTCTCAAGACAGGTGTCGTGCTCACTACATGAAACTCCGAGTCTATAAAGAACACGGGCTTACTGAAGCGGATTACAGCCAATTACTTGAACAACAGAATGGTCACTGCAAGATCTGTCAAAAACCAGAAACCGCCACAAGTGGAAGATCAACAAAAGTTAAGGATTTGGCGATAGATCATGATCACAAAACCGGCAAAGTTCGCGGACTCTTGTGTTCAAACTGCAATCGCGCTCTTGGGCTTTTCAAAGATGATCTTTCAAACTTGCAATCTGCGCTTCTCTACCTCTCTTCAAATCTAGGAGAATCAAATGTCCCTGACTAATTTCCCGAATGGGATTACTAGTTTCGGGGTGCCGGTTCTGGGAACCATTGGTGGACTTCCGTTCACGGGTAACTACTATTTTGTAGATCCGGTGAATGGTGCTGATGGTAACGACGGTACGCCTGAACTGCCTCTGAAAACTCTTTACGGTGCTCTGGCAAAGTGTACTGCTGGTAACAACGACGTTGTTGTGCTGGTTGGTGATGGTACTTCTGCGGGTTCTGCCCGTCTTAGTACCGCGCTGGCTCAGTCAATTAACTCGGCTGCTACCACGGGTACTTTGAACTGGAACAAGAACGCCACTCATTTGATTGGTGTTTGCGCTCCGACGGCTGTAGCCCAGCGTGCTCGTATTGCTCCTCCGACCGGCACTTACACTGCGACGACGTTCAACAGTGATGCGTTCATCAACGTGACTGCCTCGGGTTGTTACTTTGCCAATCTGTCCGTGTTCTGTGGGTTCTCCACGGGATCGGCCAGCATGATTGCTTGGACTGATTCTGGTTCTCGCAATGCTTACAGCAACGTAAACATCTACGGCATGGCTGATGCAGCCTCTGCCGGTGGTGCAAACGCTCGGACGCTGAAACTTAATGGTGGTGGTGAGCATACGTTCATGAACTGCACGCTTGGTGGTGACACCGT